CTATTCTTGTTTTAATGATTCTTCTCTTTCTTTTAATAAATTCCTAAGTTCTTCTATATCCTCTAGTGTTGCTTTATTCCTTATAAAGCTCCTGGCACTACTTCGACTTTTTAAATAACTTGCATATTCTCTATTTTTTTTCTCCCAATTTTGATTTGCTATTGTTTGTTTGGATTTTTCTTCAGTCATAACTATTTCCTCCTAGACAATATTATGTTTAATATTAATGCTATAATTAACAATATAAATTTCATACAATCTAATAGAGATGGATTTATAAAATCTCCATTGAATATATTTAAAATAACTATAGCAATTAAAATTATAGTGATATACTTTTGTTTCATATTTTTAAGTGGTTGTGTTATAATATATTTAAAAGGTTGGGGGATTTCTCCCCCTTTAGCTTAGGACTTCTTGTTATTGTTTTTTAGTTCATTGACCAATGTCCAGATTGTTAGAACTAATACAACAATTTCAAGTAAGTCCTTTATTGTTTCAACCACTTATCTCACCTCCCTACAATTATAATTATACTACGTGTAGTATAAGAAGTCAATACCTTTTTATGAATTTTTTATATAAATTATAATAATTTTTCCAATGAAAAAGAGGGTACTTCCATTATCGAAGTACCCTCAAAATTGATAGTTCATATATTTCTAATTGATTAATTTTTCTACATCTGGATATAATAAAAATAGACCAATACATAGCACCAATATATAAATCCATACAAAAAGAACCCCAATAAAAGGGGTTCTTTTTTTTAAATACAGAGGTCTATGAGTAACTTATAGAAAACTATTATATTTATAATTCTACATATGTAAAAAAATTCCTTCACATATGATTTAATTTATTTTCCCTGGATATAATAAAAATAAGCTGAAATAAAGCACCAATATAGAAAATTACACAACAAAAAAAGAACCCCTTTTTATTGGGGTTCTTTTTGCTTAAGCAAGGAGGTCTATAATTAACCTATTGGGAAGCCGTTAAAGATGAGGGTCTCCTATATGTTCATTTGTTTTGTAACCACAACGTGTACACTCGCTCCAAATTATATCCCCACCAGGGTAAGATTTAAAATGTGACTTCAAATCATGACCTAAATAATCGCAACATTTATGATTTTCTCCTCGCCCAACCGTAGCACCACATCTTGGGCAACTTTCTGCCGCATAAGCACTAGATACATTTACCCCAAGTATCAATGCTGTTAAAAGACCAATTACAATTTTTTTCATTTAGTCATCCCCTTTTAGATTATTTTATCTGTTAAATCATTTTAACTTAACAGATTCTTATTATATAATTTCTACATTTATACAATTTTTCCTTTATAATTTTTACCAAAAATTCATACATTTTACACTGTTTTTCAATAAAATAATACAAAAGATGTACTCCCATGAAAGAGAGTATCTTTAAATTATTTATAAAAGTTTAGCTGCATCTTTAAAAGAATCATAACGATCTGTTCCAGCTTTACCACCTATGATTATTATTTCTTTTGCTTTTAATTTTTTATCCTCGAAATCTTTTTTAAGCATCATAGGGCATTGATATTTTTGAGATACCAATACCGCACTTAAAGCGTCTAAAGGTCCAAAATATAATACAACTTTATCCATATCAAATTCCTCCTTATTATCTGTTTTAATACGTAATTTTTTATTATATTCTTGTTCAAGTTTATTCCATGTGTTAGTTCCTGCAATACCATCTACAGCAAGGTTGCAATCCTTTTGGAACGCTTTTATAGCTGTAATAGTTCCATTACCTATAACTCCATCAACTCCAGAAGGGCCTATAGGATAACCTATAGTTACTAACATATTTTGTATTTTCATTTCTCTTGTTTCTACTGCATTGGTAGCTTTCCCAATAAAAATACCATCTGTGAAATTATTTAAATCTACTCTAGTGTTTACACCATTTATACGCCCATCTTCTGTATACTGGTGTCCCACTATTGTAAACCCAGTATCCATTGGAGAGCTAACTCCATAATGTGCAATCCACCCTTTGTATTTCTTTACCCTACTGTCTAGGTTATCCCTTCCAAAATAGCCTCCTGTATATATTAGACAGTTATATCCACTTAAAGATTTAAACTTCTCTAAAAATTCTATGCATCTATCTGAAATTGCTTTTGAACTTCTTCCCATGTTGTTAGTTTCTATATCTAAAGTAGGTATTATATTAAACTGTTTTCCTTTTATAGCATTCCAAAAATCTACAGCCTGTTGAGTAGGACTTGTTTTTTCGCTCATGAAGTGATAGAAACCAATGTTTAATCCTTGTGCTTTTGCTCCATTATAGTGTTGGTTTAAGCAAGGATCTACATAATCTACCCCCTCAGTAGCTTTTATAATTACTATATTACAACCGCTAGACTTTACAGCACTAAAATTTACTGTACCATTATGCATACTTATGTCTATTCCTTTAGCCATCTTATAACCTCCTTAAAATTAAAAAGAACAGGCATTAATCCTGCTCTTTAATCTCTTTCTTATTACCTTCCTTAAGTTGTACTAGCATTTCTTTTAATTGTTCTGGTATTGGCACGCCTGCTCTAGTTGCATTTTCTAATATGCTTATACCTTCCATAGATGCATAGAAAAATATAACCATACTTCTAACTATTCCATTTGCACTAGTAGCATTGTCTACAGATACACCAACTCCAACAATTATGAGTATTATTATCTTTTTAGCCAATCCTTTAAATCCTGCACTAGAACTTAACGTTTTATCTCTTCCTGCGCAAATTAATCCACTTATATAATCTAGCAACATAAGTAATAATAATGTCTTTAATGCCATATCTAATCCTCCAAAGAAATAATTTGCGCAAGCTCCTGCTCCTGCTATAACTGTACTTAATATTCTATCCCATTTCATTCTTTAACCTTCCTTCTTTTATTAAAAATAAGCAAAATAAAAAAGACTACATATTAATAGTCCTTACTCTGCTTTTATAAATTTATTTTATTGTGTAATAAAATCTTCTTTGCATATTAACTCATATTCCTCTGGTGTTATCTCTCCGTAAGGGTTCTTTTTCGTTATTACTGCCTGCGCTAAGAGTTCTTTATCTATAGCTCCAATGCTATATGCCATACTTCATGTCGAACGGGAACATATTAAATCTAATTCCATCTTTGTTTTTCTCTAAATATATCATTAAACTACCTCCTATACACAATACATGTTGTAAATGAACCAACTAAATATTTACCGTTTGGTGATACTTGACCTCTTCTGTTAGGATAATCACTCGAAATTATACTTTGTATATTAGAATAGGTTGACGCTAATATAGTCCTAACTCCTGTAGTTGTTTTGGTAGTTGTTAGGTAATATCCTAATACTTGACCTACTCCGTTTACAAATATTATATCATCACTTTCGCACCCTCCCTGCTGTATTGGTGTATATCCGTATTTAGTGCCATACAAATCTTTTAATTGAGGCAGAGGCTCTACAGACATTTCGTATCTAAATTGATTATCCATTACATTACCACTTACCAAACTTACCACTTTATTAAACTTTGTACTATAATAAAAGAATCCTTTGTTATCCATCCTAGTTTTAGCTATAACGCTATTATTGACATAGTCATATCTTATTATGTTACATTCAGTTGATGATATGTCCTTTGTCCTTGCAAAAACCTCTCCGTTTTTAACTTTAGTTTCACCAGTAATCAACGGCATATTTTCATTTGTTCCGATGTGGTCAAACATTTTCAGCCCGCTATCTGTAATTACTAATAATTCTACATCACCCGTATAAGCTACGCTAGCATGAAAAGATAAAAAATAACGTTTGTTAAGAGGGTCATATGCTGTACCAGTAAACACCCAGTACCTATTTGCTTTTTCAGTAGAGTAAGTTTTGACAAATGTTCCGTCTGATTTATGGGCATCTACATATAAATAATCCCCTCCTTTGGGTTTATAAGCGACAAACACCATATCTCCCGCAGAATAAACAGCACCTCTAATATCACAATTATCGTTTTTATATATAAATCTTTCACCCGTTTCTGACGTTTCAAGTGGCATACGGTAAATGTTATACGAACCTGTGCTTGAATCAAAATGTAGCATATGTGTATTGGTTACAGAAATATAATTTGAAAAGTAACCAGTAGTTCCAAAGCTTATACTTGTGTTTTTTAAAACTTTAAAATTTGAAGCTTCGATTTCAGTTCGTGAGCCACCCATTAAACCATGTAACATTAACGTATTATCTTTAAACATTAAACCACCAACTTCCTTGCTATTAAATCACCATCAGAATCATATTCTAATTTAAATTTATATACTTCGGAAACAGTTGAACTACCCGCATCCTTATAAATATATATAGTTTGTGATAAATACTGACCTTCTGAATTTGGGTTCTGTAGTTTTGATAAACCTATCCTTTTATTGTCTTTGTCATAATAAACTATATCTGTAAAAATACCATCACTTTTATTTACTCGTGTATATCCTGCGACTTGTGTTTTGAACTGCAATAGTTCAATATCTGATTGTTGTTTTTTATCAGTTTCTTTTATTTCGGTCAATTCTTTAGTGGTATCTTCATATTTTGAATCTATCTTATCCCAATTATCATTTAAACATTTTTTAATATTAAAAGTTGTTGTATTAAAGTCGTCTGTTTCTTTGTCATATTTAAACAACTTCAAATGTTTTGTTTCTTCGCTCAATATATCCCTCCTAAAATGCAAAATTGCTTAATTTAGTATTTTCTAATTTTGTTAAGGTCATAGCTTCTACATCTTTTAATAATAGATATGCAAATAAATACTCTACTGGAAGATGGCTAGGTTTAGATAAGTTTATTTGCTTTTTTAAGCTCTCTAAATCTGTAGGTATTCCATATTCGCCCACAAATTTGAGTACTATTTTACCATCTATAAATGACACTTTTACCTTACCATTCTTCCAGCTGTTACATATAGCTTGTAATAAGTTTAAATCTGCCTTCCCCTCTGATTTCCATCTAGCAGCTATAATACTATTTTTTTCGTCTTGCTTTAAAACTGGGTCTAATTTAATTCCCATCTCACTTGCTAAAAGGTCGGCTCCCCATGTCATTGTAGAGAAATTAAATTGTTTCTTTATATCTGTTATGACATCTTCTATAGTGTCCATTTCAACTCCACTAGTCTTACACAATTCTTTTATATAGGGATCTTGCCTAACACGTTTATGTAAATTTGCTATTAACTGTTGTTCTATATTCATCTTTTCACCTCTTATATTAAGGTTACAGCGCCCATTGTAGGGACTTCTTCCTCGCCTATAATTGCGTTTTCATTTAAACTCCCGTTCACTTTTACATTTTGGGCATCAAGTACACCATCTGCACTAAGTATTAAGGAAATTATTTTAGCATGGCTTACATAATTTATAGTTGCAGAAAAGGCGATTTCTTTTAAGTATTCTGTTATTTTGACAGAAATATTATTTTTTATTTCTTCATCTGAATAACCATTAGCCTTAGTGATAGAGCACTCCAAATCTATGTTTTTAGCTGTGGCACTAACTACAGTACAATAATTACCTATAGCTGAACTTCCTGCGCCAGTTCCCCACAAAGACCATGTATTTGTATTGGTATCTAGTATCCCTTTAGGGTCTATATACTCTTGTACCGTATTAACTAAATCCTCACTGGCTGGTTGCATATTGGAATCTATAATTATAACTTTTACTGTTAAATCTCCGTTCCAAAGTGGTATTACTTTAGCATTACCAACGCCTGTTACAGATTTAGCCCAATATATAAAGTGGGCTTGATTATTGGATGTAATAGGATTTTTTAGAGATTCGTAGTATCGTTGTTTAAGTGATTCGTCCGTTTCTTCCTCGAACCCATCATAACTGGGATTGGAATTATTAACTTCTGTAAAACCTGTTATTGTTATTGGAAACTCTACAATAGAATTAGCCCCAACCATACCTATATTACCAACTTGGGTACACTCTGCTAATATTGTCCCCGTTCCTTCTATTTGTTTTTTTTCTAGGCTTGCAAATTCTATCTTGTTAGGTGTACTAAATAAATCCTCTTTATTAATAGTCCCTGTTCCTGTTAGAGTTAGAATTACTTTTGCTCTTGTTGCTACTTTCCTAACTATGCCTTTATTATCGTAGACCCTTGCTGTTAAATCATCACCAGATAAATCCTTAACTAGCCTAAGGTTAGCTATAGATAAAGCATATTGATATAGTAAAGCTAATTCTATGGCATTAGTTTTAGTTATATCATATGGAAGGTGTCCTTCGCTTTTCTCATATGTGTTCGATATGTTGTTAAGCATATCTTTAATTAATTTTTCCTGTGTTTTTACATTTACACTCAACCCTTCACCTCCTAGGCACTTATATTAATAACTTCATTATCTTTTGTAACAACATCAAATTGGATATTTAATGTTGATTTATCTTGTACAGTTATAAAGTTTTCTATGTGATCTACATATCTATGTTTTGTAACCGCTTCTTCAACTTCTCTTTGCAATTCACTCAAAACAAACGCATTTCTTTTTTGTCCTACTAAATCCTCTATATTACAATAGAAGTCTGTGTTTTTATAAACATTGTATTTATCTTTATAAGTTAGCAATATCCAGTGTATCCATTGTTGTAATGCTTGTCGCTCTGTACATTCAACTAGCTTTCCATCTTTAATTACATATCTGTTGTTTTTAAAATCAAATAAAAAAACCTTGCCTAACTTAGACAAAGTTTGTTCTTCTTCTGTTTCCTCTACTTCTTCAATTATTATATCTTCTTCGGGTAACAAAGCCATTTTATCACCTCAATTTATCTAAAATAAAAAAGTTTTGGTTAGTTTCATTTGCTATTACCAAAACTTTATCTCCTATATTTAAAACATTATTATATGTTATTTTAGCATTGTAACTAGTGCTATTTAATTCTATTATTCTTTCTTCTGTTCTATCTTTTAAAGTATTGCATAAAATAGAGTTAGAAGTATCTAGATACAATTGATTATCCATAATACTTACTTTATAATTCAAACCACCTTTTACAACTTCCCCTATTATTGGACCTATTCTATCTTTATTATTTCTTTCTTTTAGCCATTGGGCAAACTCTATTCCATAATCCATATATAACCTCCTAGCTAAAATCTATTGTTATACCTATTTTATGTATATTATTATTTAAAGTATGTTGTGTGCTTTTTATTCTATACCAACCATTTACATTGTATTTATCTAGGTTAACTCTAATCATTCTATTACAATTTATATATATACCCTTGCCAGTATCTATTGTATTGAAAGTTAATTCTTTCTTAACTTTGTTTTTCTCTTTTAATTCGTTTCGTATAATATTGTTAGCTTGGCTTGTATTTTTATCTTCTACACTTATAATGTCCGTTAACTCTCCAAATATTTTTATACTGTTATTATCTTTTACAGTGGCTAATACTCTACCATCATTGTTTACAGCTATAACATTATTAATCATATCCTCCATGCTTCTACTAATGCTATAATCTTTTCCAATAAGCAAAGTTGCATTAATTTTTAAATCTACAAGCCTATTGATATAAAGTGTTTTCCCTTGCATTTCCATTATATAATTTGTCCCTATTTCTCTTTTACATTGTTCTAATATGTCTTTTATTATATCGCTTAAACTTTCTTGGAAATACAATTTATTTATTCTAGTAGTTAATCTAGTCCTTATATTTACTTTAATACCCACCTTGGCACATATCTGTTGTAATGCACTTTTGGCATTTATGTTCCTAAATTGCATTACATATTTATTTTTATTTAAATACCATGCGTAATCCATTGCAGTATAACTATGTATATTTTCTTTGTTATTTTTATTTACTACGACGCCCTCGAAAACTGTTATCTTGTCTTGTCTTAATATTATTTTACTTCTTCCCTCTGCTAGATCTAATATAGAATCAAAAGACAATGAAGTTGCTAATGTATCTACGTCATTGCTCCAACTTAAATTATTACATTGCCCTATTATTTCTTTAGTTGTATATCCTTTTCCCACTATGTAGGAAACATATAGATACCACATTATTTGGGTTCCTCTCTATATTGTTTTAACTCTAACTTATAAGCCACATCCCCATTTGTTAGCTCATGCCAACTAATATTTTCCACGCTAACCATCCAATTTAATAATTCTTGTGGTAGAAAATCATTCTTATTCCGATTGATAACAATTCTAAGAGGTTTTTCAGTATCCATAGCGATATTCCACATATTAATTAAAAGATAGGGATTAATTTGGCTCTTAGCCCACCTATACTTATTTGGATATGCTGGCAACCAACTTTCTAAATTAAAACTTATTAAACTTGTCTTCCCTAAAAAGTTATATTCTCCATTATTAAAGGTTTCAAAGATTTCATTTTTTGCAGATTTTTGTAGTTCCGGCATCACTTCTGGCAAAATAGGAAGTTCATACAATTGTTTCCTGTCTAACGTACTAAAATATATGTTTGCCATATTACACCCCCAATAAAAAAAGGCATAGTTATAAAACTACACCTTACATATTTTGCATTGCTAATCTAACTTGTGATATTATATGTTGTCCTGCTTGGTCGAAAAATTCTTCTGTTCCAACGTTTCCAGTTATATATATATTAAATGTAGGGCTTGAAGCACCATTCATAATCTGTCTTGATTTATCCGCTGGGATTATTGTTTCTCCACTGGATAGCTTTCTTAATTCTCCGCCTTCTTCGTTTATTAACGCCATACCTGCTGGAGAGTATTGTGTTCCTTTTGCGAAATGAGGTATTTCGGATACAGCACCTATATTAACTCCTGGAACTTTATTGGCTTTACTAATAACTTTATTTACTCCACCAATAAAATTATTTAGCATATCTATCCCGCCATTTATGATGCTTTTTATTCCGTCCCATATACCTTCAAAAATTCCCATTACAGTATTTTTTATATTATTAAATATATCAGAACATATCCCTATTAAAGCATTAAAACCGTCACTTATTGTACTAGCGATATTGCCAACAATATCGCTAACAGTAGATACAATATTATTCCATATATCTGTTATAGTGCTCCAAATTGAAGACATAATCCCGCTTACAGTTCCATAAATGGCACTCCATATAGAACTAATAACACCCCAAATAGCTGACATTACAGTAGAAACAACTCCGGCTATGGTATTCCACGCACTTACTATGGTATTCCATATCGCTGTGGCTATTGTTGTTATTGTAGTCCATATAGCTGTCCATACTGTTGTTATAACATTCCATATAGCTGTTAGTATAGGTTGTATAACGCTCCATACGTTAGTCCACATTGTTACAATGGAGTTCCATATCCATGCTCCTACGACTATTATTACAGCTAATATGCCTTTAAATACTGCTTCTATAAACAATCCGATAGGTGTAAGTATTGTTACAATAACATTCCATATAGTTGTAAATACCGTAACTATTGTAGTCCATATGCTTGTAAGCACTGTAGAAATTGCAGTCCAGATATTAGTGAATATAGTTGTTATACTAGTCCAAATATTTGTAAATACAGTTGTTATGCTAGTCCATATATTACTAGCTACTGTAGAGATTGTAGTCCATATATTTGTAAACACCGTTGTTATTGTAGTCCATATATTTGTGAATACAGTTGTTATCGTAGTCCATAAAGTTTGAGCAACTTGCTTTATTTTATCCCAGTTTTTCCATAGTAATAAGCCTACCGCAATAACTCCTGCTATAGCTAAACCTATCCAACCAAAGGCACTTATTTTTAATGCTCCATCTACTATTGTAGCTACTCCTTTAAGTCCTTCTAAAGTGGTTTTAAGTGTGTTTACTGTTTTAATAGCACCATAAAGTGAAGCAAACCCAATTCCTAAGTTAGCTATTGCATCTTTATGTTCTGCAATAAAGCTAAAAACCTTGCTAAGAACATCGTACATCTTCATAAACCCATCAGCTACTTTATTTGCTATGTTTTCAATTGTTCCATCTTCTTGCCATTGTTTCAACTTTCCTGTTATGTTGTCTACTAAAACTCCTAATTGTCCACCTGTTCCTTGCATCATTTCAGTAGCCATATTTGTTAATCTGTTTTTCATTTTCCCAAATTTACTTATTAAACTATTATTCATTGTTTCAAAAGCCTGGTCAGTCAACCCAGCACTATTTTTCATGGCGTCTAGACTTGTATTAAAGTCTCCGAATCCCTTTCCTGTAAGTACCAAAGCGCCAGATAGAGCGTTAACGTTTCCGAACAACTTACCCATAGTTTCAGTATTGCCACCAGTTTTAACTTTTATCTCTTCTAAGAATTTGGCAAATCCTTTACTTTTTAACGCAGACGCTGAAAAGTCTATTCCTAATTGCTGGGCGGTTTTAGAAGCTTCTTCGGTTGGCTTAATTACACTTGAAAACACAGATTTTAAAGATGTTACTGCTTCCTCTGTCTTCAATCCATTCTTTGTTAAGCTTGCCATTCCTGCTAACATTTCATCTATAGAAGAACCAGCTGATTTAGCAATAGGTGTTAATGATCCCATCGAATTCGCCAATTCCCCAACAGTTGTCACACCTAGATTTTGTGTAACTAATAGCTTATCGCTTATACTCTGCATTGCTTTTTGACCTGTTAGTCCGTAAACATTCATGGTCGAGGTTAGGATTTTTAAAGAGCTATTAGAATCTGAGAATCCCGCTTTAGCCAATTTAGCTGACGTAACAGCTGCTTGTATACTTTCGTTAGCTGCAACACCAGATGATATTGCATCATATTGAGTATCAGCCAGCTCTTTAATTGCAATTCCAGTATCGTTAGAAGTCTTAAGCAAACCACTTTGTATGCTCTTTAACTGTAGACTATCTTGTGCAATTGATTTAACTTTTCTAGCACCTTGATCTAACTCTCCTAGACCTTCAACTCCTGTTTTTACTATCAAACCTCCTGCAAGAGTTGCCAATCCTAAACCAAATTTTAAAACTTTATCCCCAGCCTTTTCAAAGCCCTTTTGTGCTTTAGTTGCAAAATTCGCAACTTGTTGTGAAGCTCTCTTTGCTTCTTTAGAAACTCCTTGAACATTTTTATTTACTTTTAATAAACCACCACTCATTTTATCTTGCAAGGAAAGGACAACACCTATAGTCTTGGAAGCCATATATAACCTCCTCCCTTTAAAGATTAAAAGGGAAGGCTATTTTTTACCTTCCCCAAATATAGATTTTAATTTCATTTCATCATATTTAACCCTAAGTTCACGATTAAATATCATGCTATCTATATAAAATTGTTTTTCTAGTGCATTTAAATTGAGGTAATAACTCAAAGGTAGGTCGCCTTTATCTATGTAATAACTAACCCAATAAAGCTCTCCGCCCTCGTCATTATTACCTCTTATGAGTTTTTTATTACTGTCTCTACATTACTATCCTCAAAGGCTTCATTTATTTTTTGTGCTAGTTGTATAGTTCCATCTATACCAAATACCTTAATAGGAATGTCACAAGGTTCTCCGCACTCCAAATCTTGCATAAGTTCGTTACTATGTAAAAACTCACAACTATTGTATATAAGTTCTTTAGATGCATTTAACATTTGTCCATAGTCTAATTTATCAATGCTTTCATCTTTAGACATTTTTATACTATTAGCTAATGTATTTTTAAACTCTAATAAATCAGCGTCAGAAGGTCTTTTAAATGTCAATAATCCGAAATTCTCTACCTCTATATCTACAACTTTTTTTCTATTATTATATTTATCTGTAGCTTTTTTTATAAAATCCTCTAATGTTATTTTTTTAGCTTTACCCATACCTTTATTTCCCCCTTAAATTAACTCTAAATATTCAAATTGAGAAGCTGTAAATGGCAGTTCTTCTTCAACTAATGCACCAGCCTCTAATTTAGCAAGTTGAAGTTCTGTAAATGTAATATCTTCTAACTTTAATCGTTCTACAGCGCTACCATTCATTTTTCCTGTTGCAATTACTATGTTTATGTCTGGCATGTTTAGTGTTCTAAATCCTTCCGCTAAGAGTTTTTGCGCTCTTGAATCTGTTTTCTTAATTGTTATAGTACCCTCTATATTATTTCCGGTTATTTTTACATACTTGTTTGGATCCCCGACAAAACGTATATCCTCTGTTTCCAAAGAACATTTAGCTTCTATACTTGTTAGATTAGCCCATAATTCTGTATTAACCCAAACACGTCCTTTATCACCTGTTATCACTTCATTACCCTTATTCAAATATAATACCCCCTATTCTAATGTTATTGGGAAATCTACATCTGTCATAGATGTAAGTATTCTTATATTTCCAGCCAAAAATAGCTTTCTTTTAAATGCATTTCTTTTCACTGTCGCCTCATCCCATTCTTTCGCTTCTGCTTTGCCAGAATTGATCCATGCTTGTCTTTGCGCTTCTATGTTTATATAACTTGTATTTTCGAACTCGCTATCTAACACATCTCTACCAGCCAAACCTGTAAAATAAGTATTTACAGCACCTATAAAAAGCATTTGATTATCTGGTTTATTTTTGTATTTGCCTAGGTAACTATTTTTAAATATGCTTCTTATGTCATCAGTAATTAAATCTTTAGCTTCTATAACTTCAATCAAAGAAAAATCTTCCTTCTTATCCGTAGTAAATGTAGTTAAACTATTAACCCCTAGCCCTATCTTTACCACATTTTCATCATTAATTAGAACCAAGTTACCCTCTTGTATTGTTGCATTAACATTGTCTGGTTCTAAAACTGATTTTAAATTTTCCATAACCATATAGGTAGTTCCAATATCTGTTCCCGCAGATGCTATATAACCTAACAAAGTAGGTAAAAATTCGTATCCATCTTTTTGCCCTCTAGCATTGTCTTTGAATGTTACTTTTGTATTCCCTAGCATTACGACCCCTTCATGGTCTGGCGTTGTAGTTGGACCATATACTATAGATTTAAAAGTCTTTTTGTCTGTATCCCTTCTAGTCTTTGTCCAGGTAACCAAAGTGTCATAATCTGCTTTTGTTTCGGACACTAAAGTTATCCAGCCACTTGTATATAAGCTTTTAACTATATTTAAAGCGTCTGTAACTTCTTTTTCTGCATCTACCCTTACAACTACAATTTTATTCGGATTCCCTAGTAGAGCATCTTTTATATACTGTAAGTTAGTTGGTGTATACTTAGCTTCGTCTAGTTCCAAATCTGTTAGTGTTTTGTACTCTGCTGTATTAAAATTTTTATCTGTATCGTCCTTTAAAAGCAGAATAGCAACTCCTCCCCTTTGGGTAAAAGTTGCTGCTCTTTGTTTAAATAAAATATTTATATTTGGTAATGTATTAGCCATATTTACCACCCTTCCAATTCTAATTCTTCTAAAGGTTCTCCGGTCTGTTCCATTTCACTTAGACTATATAAGTCACTTAATGTTGTTATTAACAAACCTTCTTCTCCTCTAGAATCAAATTCACACTCATTTACAGCTATGTAATAATCGTCATAAACTTTAATTCCATTTTGGAATATAAGACTTAAGAAATCTTGCATTTCTAGTAATTCAATCTTATTGCCTTCTCGATTTTGAGCGAAATAAAAAAGCCTAACATCAAAATTCCTTTGACTGGCTTCTCCGTTTAATAAGCTTGTTCTATTTTCTGTAAAATCTAAATAAAAACTAGGTCTTATAATTTTTTCTCTTACATCTGTAGACACAAAAGGTATATCTTTATAAGTTGTATCTTTTAAACCTTCTTTCACTTGTGTAACTATAGCTTTATTTATCTCTTTAAGTGTTACAATTATAATCACCCCCTATGTTTATTAATCAAATAGTGAATCAAGAAAACTATCTATATCCGTATAATACTCTCCATTAAAAGCCTGTGCTGATTCCTCTATAAAATGAAAGCCAGGGATAAATTTTTCGTCCCCATTTCTAGCTTTATGCATCCACCCATCATTCAGTAAATGTGCGTGTGGACTAGAGTTGTAAGATCTTATAGCTAGTTCTTTACCTTTATACTTATATAATTTACCAGCTTTAAAGCCTTTTTTTAAATTACCTGTTTCTTCTCCTATACCCTTAGAGGCAAAAGTAGCTTTATTTTTTTTATTTAATTTTCTAGCTTCTTTTCTTAAAAATGTTTTTGTTTTCTTGGGATACTCATTTTTAGCTGTATTCAGTAGTCCTTTACTAAACTTATCTAATTGTTTAGTATTAAATCCATTATCCATATTACATTACCGGGTAATTGTATTTTTCTAAGAGTACCTTTCTTATACCTTGCATTTTTTCAAAACATTCAGCTTTTATTTTATGCAGTTGTTCTATTAATGTCCCTGCTTCATCTAATTGCCTTTTTATACCCTCATGTTCTTCTTTCAACTCATTATATTTTTGCACTAATTGTTCTTTCTCCCATTCTCTTAATTCAAATTCACCCATTTAGCACCTCTCTATTCAAGTTTTAATTCACAAAATATATATAAAAACTCGTTATTTTTATAATCTGGTTCCCAATATTTAAAGAAAAATTTTTGCTCTTTAAATATAAAAAACATATCTAATTTTGGATTTTCTATACTCTTTAATCTTACTTTAAACCTATGTGTATATTCATAACCCTCGCTAACAGGTGTTGAGGTCTTGACAACCGATTGAGGTAATATATTACAATACACTAAGTCTTTTATCCTATCTTCTTTTATGTCAGTTTCTTCAAGTTCATTTTTAAATTCTATCATGCCCCATAATTCTGCTCTTTGGTTAAGCTGATTAGTTATTAACATATATTCACCTCTAAGTGTCTGTTTCTGAATAAGTTCCGTATTGTAATTGCAACATCATACTTTGATTTATATATTTATATTGTTCTTTTTTATCTGTACTAACGCCTTTATCATCATGCATATTTACTAATGTATTTAGAACACATAACCTTAATTTTCTTTTAAACTTAGCACTTTTGAGTTTTTCTTCTATATTATCAATGCTATCTACTACCACATCATAAGCAACTTGCATTAAAAAAGTAAAATTATCCTCGTCATAATCAAGATTTAACCACTCTTTAGCTTCTTGTAATGTTAATATCAATTTATCACCCACTTATTAATATAGAGGCATTAAGCCTCTATATTTTTAATAACCTCAATTATATCTGCTTTCAACATATTTGAAGTTACTTTAATTCCTTTATTTTCTGCAATAACTTTTAACTCAGTAACAGTTTTACTTTCGTAGTCTATTTGCTCCCTTATAGGAGCGTTGTTAGGGTAAAGTTACTATTGCTTTTACTATAGCTTCTTCATCTACTGGTTGTATATCAAGTCTTTCTCTAACTTTAATTCCTTGTTGATCTTTAGCCCATAAATCGCCAGCTTCAGTAGACATTTCTATAGTCATATTTTCTCTATCAAATAAAGTTATAGCCTCTTTTAAATCTCCACAAATAAATGGTACTTTTTTATCTGTAGTCTTTAAAGTTTTGTTTGATATTACGCTTATTGGATATACTCCAAATAATAATTTTTTAGTTGCATTAGTAGGATCTGGCTGTAAAATATATTTACCATCACTGTTTTTTTGCTTATCTAACCAATTAAAGCCATCTTGATTAGTTATAACTTTTGACGTAACTGCAATTGATGGGTCTAAAGTAACATTAAAGATATCCTTAAATCCATCAAAATTTGTTATATCAATCTCTTTACCTGTTGTCATATCATCTATTTGCTTAATTATTAAAGCATTTCTTGTGGCTTTTGACTTTTTAGCAATCCATCTTTTTAAATACCCTAAAATATTTTCAGCGGTATCTTGGAGTAAATCCCTAGTTACTTTAAGAATTCCACCTTTTTTCTTAACCTTATAAGATATTTTTTCAAATTTAGGAGTTGATACTTCTGGGAATTCTGCTTCCTCATCCACATTATCAAATGGTGTTTGGTCTGCATTTACTTCTATTACTCTAGTTCCAGAAAGAGTTGTTACAGTTTCTACATTAACTAAGCTTTCAAGTGCGTCCTCTGTTCTTCTTAACTCTTTAATAGATGTTTGAATATCCTGTGGTACTATTAGCCCTCCATCTTCCTCTGTTTTTTCTTTCATAGAATTAAGTATTTTAACATCTTCCTCTGCAACTGTTTCTTTTTTTAATCCTGCTTTAATAGCATTTACAAATGCGCCTGCTATTTTTTTTGCATTATTAATAGGCTTTGTAACCTCATTAACTTTATTTTCTTTAACTTGATCTTTAATCTCGTTTTCTTTTTCTTCTTCTAGATCATAAAGCACATCAAATTTAGCTTGCAAATTTTTTAATTCTTCTTTAGATGACTTAGCTTCCTCAATTTTGTTCTCAGCTACTAAATTCTTAACCTCTACTTTCTTTGCATTGATTTTATCTAATAACTCTCTTAATTCTTTATTCATTTACATTGCCTCACTTTCATATTTAAAAATTAGCATAAAAAAAAGAATTTAAATTCCATAGAAATCTAAATCCTCTAATATTGCAGTTTTTTCTTTTTCAATTTTGTTTTTAATCTCTTCATTCTCTGATTTTTGTTTATCTTCAATAATTTTTAATACTTTATTGGTTATTTCATCAGTATTTATATTTTGTGATGATTTATTTAAAAAACTTTTAGGAGTATTCTTATACTTATCAAAATAATCAGAAGTACAGGCAACTAGCTCGCCTTGATCCTCTACTTCAATATTGAAATACTTTTCTGCTTCATCACCTGTAAACCATGTTTCTTTATTTATCATTTCTGTAATTTCTTCTTCTGTAATTCCTTCTTTAGCATTTTCCATATATATTGCTAAGATAGATTTTTGACAAGTATCTAAAGAATCAGCAATACTTCTTAAATTATCAGCATTGTAACAATCCCATAAATAGCATGAGGGTTTATGTATCATCAATTGGGCATTTTGGGGAATTATAATTTTATCTCCTGCCATAGCAATTATACTTGCAATACTTGCTGCTAATCCATCAATATGAACTGTTTTTTCACCCGAGTATCTTTTTAACATATTGTAAATTGCTAATCCACCATGAACTGATCCGCCTCCACTATTTATGAAAATATCAATAGCTTTAGAATTATCTAGCTCTTTAAGAAAATTTGAAATATCTTGAGGGCATTTATCTTCTTCAAACCAATAGCTTTGCCATGAATTTGAAACTATATCCCCATAAAAATATAATTCTGCTCTTTCATCAGTTTGATTTTTAATTTCTATTGTACCTACATTTTTAATATTTCCTGTTTTATCTTTATTTTTAAGCTGCATTATCTTTGCCATTATCCTCACCACCTTTCTCATACTGTTTGCCTACATCTGTTATAGGAATATAATTACCATTAACCATAAGTACGTCTCCACCATCTACCTTAGGTAAATCTAAGTGTTCTCGTGCTTCATTAGGCTTATAAATACCATTATTAACATATTTACTCATTACTTCTGCTTGGCTCTTACTATCGGTTCTTAAAATTACTTTTTCATTAAATTTATAGTAGTACCCTTGTTTTATTTCATCTATTGTAAGCATTTTATAATTAATTTCTTCTTCATATTGCTTAATAATGAAAAGCTCTGTATCTACGTAAAACGAAAGCTGTTGCATTTCACTGTTAGCATAAGAACTTTTTTCATAATTATTTATTTGATTAGGTTTAATTCCAAATGCTCCTGCTATTTGAAGAGCATTGAATTTCTTTAATTCAAAGAATTGACTATCTGTAAGTTTAATATTTAGTGGTAATAGTTGCATTCCTATAGGAACTGGCACTATTTTACCTGCATTTTTAGCACCACTAGTATATCTTTCAAATTTGCCAACAAGTTTTTTTTCATTGGCTTCTGATAAATCACCTGTATACTGAAGCGCCATACTAGCAGTTAGACCACCTTTATAGAGGTTATTCATAAAATTTTGGCTTTCCAATCCACCTTCTACAGTAGTTTTCAGTATTTCTTTTACTGGTATCCCTAAAACACCATCAAAACTCATGGATGTTTTAAAATGCATCACTTCATCTTGCTTTAAAAAGTATTGTTCTGCACTATATTTATCAGTGTATACATACCATAATGAACCTTTTGATCCAAATACGCCCTTATCATCCATGTATATTTGTACATTCTCACTAGGCATTATCCATATGTCTTTAATAACTTCTTTTCCGCCATACTTTTGCCTTTTAAACTCTTTTCTAATCCAAACATACGCATTCCCATAGTGATTACGATTATTCTCTACTGTAGCCCAAAATATACTGGGTGTCATTATGGGGTTTGGTCTAGTTTTAAGCAAATAGTGAGCATCATTAGATACTGCTTTTACTATCCCCTTAGGTGTATCTTGATACATTTTTATGGGCATCTTCCCCAAAGTTTCACTTAACATTTTAAGGCAAGTAAAATAAGTTACTTCACTTATAAGTCTCTTTGGTACACTGGAAATACCTAGCCATTCTAATAGTTCTTTATCATCTTTACTTACTGGTCTTGATGGTATTATATGATTTTTAATTCTTGTCCACCATTTCACTTTCTCACCTCCTTCTAGTCATCCTTAAACATCTCTAAATATTCTTCTACATTTTTATTAATATCAACTTGTTTCTCCTGTTTAAACATTACTTTGTGCGAATCAATAACCGCATCACATGGGTCAATTCTATTTTCGGTCAAGTCTTTATCTATTTTTCTTTCTTTAAATGAATTATAAGTTAATTTAGCATTGGCAAGACTCCATCTTAATAGCCTATTCTTTTTATTATATTTTAGTTTGTGTCCTTCTATAAGCAACCCTATATCAACGGTAGTATCATTTAATGATTTGCAACTTTGAGTTATCATTATAGGGTCTGCAATTTCTTCTAGATCACTTAAAAATGCATCTGCATTGTGAGGATCATAAGCTACATATTGAGGTTTTAACTCATATTCTTCTATTAAGTCTTTTAAATATGAAATTATGTATTTATAATCTGTTTTTATTCCCCCTAATGTTTCGGTGAGAGTAATTAGTCCATCATTAACCCATAATCTGTATGGTGCTTCGTCTGTAGTTTCATGTTCTAATAATCTATTGTAAGGTAAAAAACTATGTGAGTGTACAAAATACTCTCCATCTTCTAATTCAAACTCAATAGCTAAGCTTGTTAAATCTCCACCACTTGATAAATCTAATCCTATGCCACAAGGTTTCCCTCTCATTTCTTCAAGTGTCAAATCACATTCACATTTTAGTACATCGCTAGATTTAGCAAACTGCCTTTCACTAAATTCAACCCATACATTTAAAGCTTTGGTCATGAAGTCTATTAAATCCTTGCCTCTTTTTATTTTTGCTTCCTTGGCTTCATCTTGTAATATTTTAATAGCTTCCATATCATAGCTACCATCAGCGTTAAACAAGTTAAGTGGATTAGCTTTCCCCCAATTTTCCCAATTCCATATGTTTTCGCCTTTAATATCTTTTTTATCCATTTGCGCTATATAAATAAAGGTTGCTTCCTTTTCATGTATACCTTCAAGAATCTTAATACAAAAGTCATAGTGTTCTTTGCAAAAGGATTTTAAATCAAATCCTGCTGTTGTAATGGCACTAGTTAAACATTGTTTAAGTTTTCTTTGTCCACCTTTAGCTAACTTATACATTTGATTGTTCTTATGTGCGTGCAATTCATCGATAACGGTTAGGTAACTTCTGAAACCGTCCATTGACTTCGTATCTCTACCAATATAATATATTTCTGTTCCAGTTCCATAAGAAATAATCTTTCTATCTGTATAAACTTTAAAAGCTTCAGCTAAATCCTCGTCTGCTCCTATGAATTTAACTATTTCGTCCCAAACGATCTTAGCTTGGTCTGCCTTAGTTGCACAAGTAATAATACGTCCATTCCTATAACCGTCAAAACCACCCATATAAGTGGCTAGTATTCCATTTAATAGCGATTTACCATTTTGCCTGCCTAACTGTATATAACAATCTCTAAATCTTCTATATCCATTGTTGTTATACCACCCCATCAATGAACCTAATATAAAGCATTGAAAAGGTCGTAATACTAAAGGTTGCTTTTCTTCTCCTTCATCTATTATTAATGTTTCTGCAAACTCTATTATTCTTTGGCTTTCTGTAACATCCCAGTAATATTCAAAAGGTTCTTTTAATACGTTAAGCTTACTTTTTTTTAAATCGTTTATATGTCTTTTACAAGCTAATTTTACATATTCACCAGCTATTATTTTTCCTTCCAATACGTCAAGACAATATAATGTAGCTCTATCAATTATTTTCCCTTCTGCAACATCTTTTAAGTATTTATCTACAGAATTTAACAAACTTGTTTTCCTTTCCAGTGTCATTGTCTGGGATTACCAATTTAAGCCTGTCACTTATGGAAAGTCCCATCTTGCTGGAACATTTCATTATTGTATCTATGTACTTATTTTGCGCCATTACTTCCGCCGATACCACTTTATTTTCTTCGCCTTTAGTATTTGTATAATACTGTACTGCTCCATTGGTTTGTATAGCTTGTGTAAGTTGCACATAGTTTGAATAAGCATCACAATATATTGCCAGCACGGTGACATCTATATTTGAAATTAAATCAAGTTCTTTTAGTTCCGTAGCTACTCTTTCAAATTCTTCTTTGGCTGTTTCATCTAGCCAACTAGGACAAAAAATTTTATCTGAATTGCCTTTTAGTTTCTTTTGCATTTCTTTTCTTGCTTGTAACTCTTTTTTACTTCTATGTCCCGCTAGATTTTCAGCCGTTTTTTTACTTCTTCCAGCCACTTTTTTATACCCCCTTTCAAAAGGCTTCATCTATTTTGGGCGTTTCTCGGGGAAAAGAGAGGGGATGCGGTCACGCTGACAAAGGTCAAAACTTTTTTCATGCCCCTACCTTTTTAAAACACAAACAAATATAAAAAATAATTTAAAATAATTAATATTTTTATATTTTCTATGTATATAGTTATACACTTATATATTACTTAATTAGTCTTTAAGTAATAACAAACATGAACATTAACCAACATATACTCTATTCCTTCACATCATATACGTGTAGGTTACATTCAATTAGCTTACTATCTTTCTTCTTATCTTCTTTAAACTTATCTAGTATAGTATCTATAGTACTCTCTAAGTTTATATGATTGTATGCTTTTAACTTTATTAGCTGTCCAAACCTATGTACATACTCTTTATCTGTTTCGTATTCATATCTGTACTGTATCTCTACTATCCCTAATTCATCTGATTGTTGGTCACCTATCAATATACCTTTACTATATATACACTCATGATTAGTACACATACTAAAGTAATCATAGTATTCTTCTTCATAATTAAAACAATCTTTTGGTATATCTTCTATGTCATCTATTATGCAACATATTATATCCTTACCACATATAGGACACTTACCTATTGTCCAGTGGTTATGTTTCTTATAATCTAACATACTAACACTCCTTACATATTACTTAACACATCTCTCATGTTATCGCATATATCCTGTGCTATCTCTCTGCTTTCTAAGCTATTACCATTCTTATTTATAAATACTCCATTAGGCAATTCTACCATCGGGTCACTACCATGTAGTATTATATCTATATCTTTTCTACTATCTATAAACATATCGAATAGTTCTTTAAATTGTTCTGCTGTAATACTATCTCCTATACTATTGTCTGTGTACAGGTCTAGCATATAACCTAATGCTTGGTTATATCTTTGGTCATATTCCATTGTTCTCACTCCCTTCAAACATCTATTATCTTTATTGTTATAAACTCTACAGGTAAAGCTCCACGACAATACTGGCATCTATGCACACCATGTACAATAGTATATTCTTTTTCTAATTCTGCCATTAAACCAAAGCTTAAATAATAAGTATCTAAATCAACTGTTCTTTGTCCTTTTTTATATGCTTCTATTATCTTGTCATTAACATACTTTACACATACATCTTTATATCCTTGTAGAACTTCTTCTTTAGTTATTAATGTATTCCTTCCTTGTCCTGGTGGTTTTGGTCTCGGGAAATTAGCTGGTGGAACTGTTTTGACATTTGAACTTTTAAACATCTAATCCCCCCTTTTAACTATCTGATTCTTTTGCTATTTCACTCACAAAATTAATAACCTCTGCTTCTTCTATGAAGAAACAAAGCATATCAATAAATTGTTCTGTGGTTATAAAATTATCATTGTGTTTTTCAGAATATTTCTTCATTAAATATGTAACTAAGGATTCCCATGTGTTTTTCATATCTTACCCTCCTATTTATATTCTTCCTTATATCTTTGTACTATCTTAAATAAATAAGCTTGCATAGCTAACTTATCTTCTTTACTTTTCTTATAAGCTGTATGTATTTCTGCATGTGTATTGTACTTTTTACTACCACTAACATATATTAAATTGTTTATATCATATACTCTGTTCTTATCTTCCTTAACTTCTATAATATGATGGGATAAGTCTCCGTAAACTATCTTGTTATATTTATATAGTTGATATATATCTAACCCATTAAATCTACTCTTACATTGTTGTGTTAACTTCCCCCAACGTTTATCCCTATATATCTTTGTACTTTCTTTATCTCTGTTGTATAGATCATACTGCTGATTCCTTAACTTATTTCTTTTCTCTTTACATTTGTTTATACAATCTTCCATATCATAAGGTACTTTAATTCCACAATATGGGCATAGTTTAAATAACATTTTAAAACTCTATCTTTATATGTTTTTTTATTATTTCTTTAGCTACTTCTCTTATTTCTTCCATTGCTTTATCTGCATCTATGTTAATTTTAACTTTAATATCTTTACTTGTTTTCTGCTTTTGTCCTTTTATTGTCATTACTTCTTCTAAAGTTCTCCCTATTTCGTGCATAGCTTCAGGGCTTCTTATAACTCCTTCGTTATACATATCTAATATATATTGTATTTTTTCTAATTTAGTTTCCATATCAACACTCCTTTACACAAAATAAAAAGGACACCTGTTAAAGTGTCCATATGAATATGATCTCCTAAACTATTTTAGGTAAGTAAAAAGACACCTAGAAATTAATCTAAGTGCCTTTTCTGTACATACACAATAGTTACTTTAAGTTTATATTTACCTTTCGGTATTGGCGGAGGCAACAGGACTTGAACCTGCACATCAATATAAAATACCGACTACTCATAGTTTAGCAAACTACTGCCTTACCATTAGGCTTATACCTCCATATATAGTAGCACCCAAATTAATGGGTGCTTTGCAGTTGCCCTTGTACGATAAAATCCTTTTTCTATACTCTTATTATAACACGTATTTATTATAAAAAAGTCCCAAAATCGTACCAAAATCGTACCAAATATTAATTATCCTAAAATGTTTAATCCTCCTTTATTTTAAAATCAACTCTGCCAGTTCCGTTCATCTCTATAATAGCTTTTATTCTTTCTTCTTCATTGTTTTGTTTCGGTAAAACTCTATTTGCAATATTAGCTATATTAATTAATGATTTTGTCATTTCTAAGTCTTCTTTAGTTAATAGATTAGTTCCACACTTAGGGCACGGCTTGTTTAACCAATTTTTATAATCTTCAAATCTAACTTTATCATTTCTATAATCACAATTTGGATTATCGCATTTTATACCTTTTATATTTAATTCTACTGCTTGTTTCATATATTTTAATCCTCCTACAAATCTATTTATTTAGCATTTTTAATATTTGCTCCATAATATAATAATTAGGATTTAAAAATATCTGTATAACACTCTGTGTGCTTATTATAGTTCCTGTAAACCCTATTAATCCTCCTAATATTATATATATAATTTTGCAAACTCCCCAGACACCATCATCTTCAAACATATCATAGTATTCATCCATCTTTTTCTTTTTTATTTCTTTTTTTATAATAATATAGATACTTGTACATATTACTAACCAAACTATTAACTCTAAACAATTATTTAATAGCTCAACTTTAGCTTGTTTATGCAATATTTCAAACAATTTCTCTACAGGCATATTAAATTTTTTAGCTAAATTATCTAAAATATTATTTATTTGTATACTATAATCCATTATTTATCCCTCATTTCTATTAGAGTCATTATTGAATAATTTGCTAAATCCATTAATGTATCTTTCATAGATTCATCTTTAATCTGTTGCTCTTGAATACATAGGCTTTGTAGCCTATTAACTTTATCAGTAATTCTTGTAACTGCACTTATTATTCCTAACTTCTTATAAGTTTCTCCAAAGCTATCACCATAGTCATGGTTCTTATGTTTGTATATTTCATTTAGATCCACACATATTCTTTTATGTTTTTCAATTTTACTACTCATTTATTTACCTCCAATGTATTATAGTTCTATAACTCTAGTACAGTTTAGGTGTAGAAATTTTGTTTCTACACCTATTTTGTTGTACTTAATATAACCAAATTAACTAATGATCTTATTAAAATTATTTATATTCTCTAAAATTTCCTCTCTCTTCCTATAAGCTGTCATCCTCGCACCACCGTATAACATCTCTGCTATACATGGGATAGTTCTGTGTTCCTTGTATTTTAACTTTATGAACTCTTTAGCTTCTTCACTTAACATACTAATGTTGTAATTAATAGGAGCTGTTTCCCTTTCTAACTGTCTTATTCTAGCTCTATTCTTTAAAATTTTCTTTCTTATTGACTTCCACTCATTTTCTAGTTTGGTAATTTGGTGTTCTATTTCTCTGTCGCAATGACTACATTGACTTGACGTTTGGACTCTTTCTGAATAACTTATCGAAATGTTTTCTTCTTCTAAATCTATATTGGTTTCTTTTATGTCTTTTTTTACTTTTTCTTTCTGCTGTTCTAATCTAGCACATATATATTCTAACTTCTCTATTTCTTTTAGATTTCTATAATAAACATATAACATTCTCTCTGTCTTTCTAAAGGTTTCCTTATCCATTTAGTCCCTCCTTATTCCGCATACATCTTTCTCCTTGCAGGTCTTGCAGTTATACCCACATATTATTCTAGGCTCTTTCTTTACTTTTCTAACTGCTAGACCTATTGTAATCCCTATAATTATTGTACTACAGGCTATTGCGCAAATCATAAGGAACACCGCCTTCTCTCCTAATTTTCTTCTGTATTTTGAGCTGACTTTGTGACATTTTCATCCTTATTGCTATTTGCAAATCTGATAAACCTCTTTCTTTAAGCTTTTCATACAATTTCCAATCTACTGGTTTTCTTTTTCTCCCCATCTCAATTCCTCCTAACCATATATAAAAACCCATTCATATTTTCCACTCTATATTTATTCTCATTTTCTTGGATCAATTGTATTCTCTCTTTAAAGGTTTTATATGGTATTACTTTTACTCTTAAAACCCCTAGTTCCATACTTATCCCCCTTTTTATATATCTTGCTGGATTCTTAGAATACTTTGGTATCCACTTAATTCCGCCTGTAACCCTTGTAGCATTTCTTTACAAGTCTTATAAGTTACCTCTGCTATATCCCTTTTAAATTTAAGCTCCGATACATTTCCCCTTGCTATATCTGGTATTAACGTTGTTTGTACTTTTTGATCTCTTAGTATTAAAATCTCTTTTCCTAAAGCTAATCTATATTCCTTTTCTGCTTCTGCGTATTCCTTAGCCTTTTTTGTTAAAGTATTTATGCCATTATCTAGCCTTTTACTTGTTTCCCAAATGCTTTGGGTTAGTTTTTGTAGCTCCATATTTAACCCTCCAGTAATTCTGGATTTTCGTAAATATTACCTTTGATTTTGAAATCTGTATTATAGAATCCATCTAATCCTATAAAATCTCTATGCCATCCCCACACAACACCAAACTTGCAATTTTTATATTCTACAACTGTATTATCACTTACTATGATCTTGTCTTTTATTGTTTTATCTTTTATTTTTATACTTAATATATCTCCCTCATAAATTTCTTTTCCATTTATATCTTTTAGCCCTGTATATTGCCCCAATGTATTAATATCTACAGGCTCATGAATAGTTAGTTGACCAGGACCATTATTTTGATAAACTATAATATGCCTTGGATTATCTTTTCTGCAATCTGGCATATTATAATATCCTCCATAAACCCATTCATTGTTATCTAAACTTTTACCTCTAAATTTAATTTCTCTCATTACGCTTCCTCCAAAATAACTTCTACTCTTGGATTCTCTCCATACCATTTATTTATTGTACAAAATACAATTTGTTTATCGTCTTTATAAGCTAACCCATTCAAAGAATCTAAAATTACTTTTGCTATATTGTCTACATCTGGCTTTATAGTTGGTCTTATAATGCCTGCTAACATATCTTTTTTATTTTTCTTACTTGTACTTTTAGGTATTACATAATAAGCATTTATAAAAGCTACGACCTCACCTGTAAGCTTTTCTCCCTTACATTGTTGTTGGTAACATAGTTTCACCCAGTTCTCATAATTAACTGTCTTATCTGCTGTATATGCCTTTCCTGTTTTAGTATTAAACCTCGGTCTTTGTTTTCCCATTGGTTTACCATCTATAGCTATTTTCAAAACTGCCCCATCTCCCTTTTACCTCTGCTATTTTTTCTTAGCATCCTAGCCATGTTATTTCCATGCAAAGCAAATATATCGTTTTTCTTAACTCTCTCCCTATCTCTTTTCCTTTGCTGAAGCAAGATGTACGTTTTTTTGCTCTTTCTTTATTACTCAACTTAATTCCCCCTTATAAAACTCTTTTACCTCCCATACAAGCGATTATTATATCTTCTCTACCAAACACACCGTTCTTTTGTTTTATTAACTTAGATAGGCTTTTAACTGCATTTGCAGATATATTAAGCTTGTCTTTTATTTCTTCTATGCAATAAACCTCTTTAACGAATGTTTCTTCTAACCAATTTTGAAACTCTAGTTTTAATTGCTTATTTAATTCTTTTCCACATTTTCCGTGCACCCCAAACTTTTCCCTATGATGAACTGGACAAAGATAAACTGAGTTCTTTTTACATTTAATTAATGCTCTACATTCTGACCTATATATTACGTGGTGTTCTTCCGAGTTAGGTCGCCCACATATTACACATTCTTTCAT